AACTATTCAACGACGACGCAACCCTGTTTCTCAACGCACTCACGAAGATTACGAACGAGGGCGGTAAAATGGGTTTTAAGACGTATGGTTTGAACGAAGACGAAGTAAAGGTACTGAATACCATTCTCGACAATTTAGGATAAAAAAACGGGGGTAACTACTCCCCCGTTCAAACCTAAAATCAAAAAGTAATCAATGAAAAATCGAATTACGAAACAAATATACACGTTTTTATATTTAGGAACTAAACATTTAATTAAACAAATTATGAACTTACGAGAAAAAGTTAACGCTCTTTTCGCAAAGCACAATGTTTCCCTATCCGCTGAAGAAGTGGTTGAGGTGAAGCAAATGGTTGAGGCGATTCTTGAGGACGGAACAAGCATCTACTCAGACAGCGACACATGGGCTCCAGGTGTTCGTGTATTCGCTAAAGACGCAGAAGGCAACGAGGTTGTTGTTGCGGACGGAGAATACACAACAGCCGAAGGCGTTATTGTTGTAGTTGCTGACGGTCTTTTGGTTGAATTGAAACCAATGGTTGAAGAAGAAGTTCCAGTTGAAGAAACTGCAACCGAAGAACAAGCCAAAGAAGAAACATTCAACAAAGAAGTTGAAGGTCTTTTGTCTTTGGTTGCTAAGTTAGAAAGCGAACTTGCTGACATCAAAAAGGCAAACACCGAGCTTTCTGCTAACGTAGAAAAGTTGAGCGCACAACCTGCGGCGACATCAATCAAAGAAGTTAAACAAAACAAACAAAGCGCACCTTCAAAGCCATACGCTAAAATGAGCGCAGAAGAACGTTTTGTATTTCACTTAAAAAAATAAAAAAAACAAAATAAAAAATGGCTACTACAACATCATTAACTACGACCTACGCAGGTCGCGAAGCAGCAGGATATATCCGCGCTGCATTTTTAAGCAACGAATCGCTTGCTGCGGTTACAATCAGAGAGAACATCGAATACAAGCAAGTTATTCGCAAGCTCGTTGACAACGTTTCTTTCGAAGCTCCAACGTGTGACTTCACACCACTTGGAACGGTTACCTTAACCGAGCGTATCTTGACACTTGAAAAATTCCAAGTTCACAGACAACTTTGTAAGAAAGATTTCTTAGCGGATTGGGAAGCGAAGTCAGAGCAAAACGGACAGCTTCACGCTTCATTGGCTGACGCGATTATCGCTAACGTAATGGCAGGTGTTGCAGCACGCAACGAAGTCTTAATCTGGCAGGGTGTTAACGCTAACTCAGGCGAATATGCAGGTTTCGAAACTTTGTTCTTGGCTGACGCTGCTGTTCTTGACGTTGCTGCTCCAGAGGCAATTGTTGTGGGTAACGTAATCGAGGAAATAGGCAAACTTGTTGCTACACTTCCAACACGCGTGAAGCGTGCTACTGAAAAACCAATCATCGCAGTTTCTTCAAATGTTGCTGAAGCATACAGAAGCGCGATCTTAGGTCTTGGCGGTGGGTTCTACCTTTACCAAGGTGAATCAGTTGTAATGAACTGGCAGGGACAGTACGACGTTATTGAGTGTCCTGGTATGTCTGACGACACAATGGCGTTTTATCAGAAGTCTAACTTGATTTTCGGTACTAACTTGTTAGACCAATGGAACAACGTTGCTCTTTTGGATATGTACGCAAGTGACCTTTCTGACAACGTTCGTTTTGCTTGTTCATTCTTCGCAGGTGTACAATACGGTTTCGGTGACGAGATTGCATTCTACCAATACACTGCCTAATCTCAACCATTCTAACCCTTGCATATATAGAGGTAGCGGCATAAACACCGCTCCTCTTTTGTGCTAATAAAAAACATAAAATTATGCCAAATTGTGAATTATCAATCGGCTTCGACTTAGACTGCAAAGACGGTGTAGGTGGAGTGAAAAGAATTGTTTTGGCTGAATGGTCTATTGACTTTCCGCAAGACATAACACTAAACGGAAGCGAAGTAATCACGGCTTTACCTGCTGTTGATTTATGGACTTACGAGCTACCAACGCAAACCGCTTCATTTGAAGAAACAATCAACTTCAACCGCGACGCAGGAACTATTTTTTACACGCAGACGGTGAACGTTATGTTGCAAAAATTATCAAGCGCAAAGCGTTTGGAATTGCAAAGCGTTGCGACTTCTCGCGTGGTTGTTTTCGTTGAAGATGCAAACGGCAATTGGTGGGGTGTAGGTGTTGACTTCGGTGCAGACCTTTCTACCGCAACAGGTGGAACGGGAACTGTTTTCGGTGACGCTCACGGCTACACTTTAGCGTTCACGCAAGAAAGCGTTAAGCGTGCTTATTTATTGAACGACGCTCCGAGCGAGTTAGTTCCTTAATTAACAAAAAACTTTTACACACATAGGGACAAAGCGTCCCTACGTGTTGTAATTTCAGCAAACAAATAAAAGGATAGAATGGTTTATTTGAATACAAATACTGCGAATCAATACGCGTGGCTTTCATTAGACGAAGGGCGCGCTTTCTTCAATGTTGCGTTCACATATTACCTTCTTGTTTTAACCTACGAAATGACAGGTGAACAACTCGCGCAGGTCGTAGAAGTCATAGACGAAAACGAACGTGTTACTAAAATACGTTTGACAACAGTTGGTCTTGTTGACGCTGGCAAATATAAGTACGACGTGTACGGACAAAACAGCGACGACAATTTAGATCCGACAGACGCTTCCGTAGTTGGACTTGTTGAACGCGGTTCAATGATTCTTCAAGACGGAACAATTTACTTCGACGTTTCTTCGCCAACGATTCCCGTTGACGTAATTTATACAGGTGCATAAAATGGAAAATAATATACAAGCGATAAACCTTTCAGCATACCAACCAGTTGAAGCGGTTGAAAAGGAAAACCGCAGCGGTTGGATTGACTACGGTTTTAACAACTTATTTCCGCAGCACCTAATCACGCTTTATTACAACAGTCCTATTCACAACGCATTGACGAACTCAATTGCTTACATGATAGAAGGACAAGGTACAGGAACAATTCTCGACAACGCACTTCAAGGCATTGCATTCGACTTAAAGTTACAAGGCGCGTTTGTTGCCGAAGTGATATGGTCAATGGACTTCACACGCGTTGTTAAAATCAACCACTTGCCTTTTGAAAATTGCAGACTTGCTTACGACAAAGACGAAGACGATATTACTGGCGTTTGGTATTCAAAAGATTGGGCTAACTCACGCAGCAAGAAGGGAAAACCCGAATTTATACCCGCGTTTAATCCTTCGCAAGCTGAAGAACAACCGCGACAAGTTATCTACGCTCACGGCATGATGGCGGGTTCTTCGTACTACGCGAAACCCGACTACTTTGGTGCGTTGAACTACGTTGAGTTGTCTTATCAAATGGGACTTTACCACGTCAACAATATCTTGAATGGTTTATTTCCTTCGTTCATTATTAACTTTTTGAACGGTATTCCACAGAAAGAAGAACGCGAGGCAATACGTCGTGAGTGGGAAGAAAGATTGAGCGGAGCGAGTAACGCGGGTAAGTTCTTGATGACCTTCAACGAAGATCCTACACGCGCTCCCGATATACAATCGTTTCCTTTGTCGGATGCGGACAAACAATATCAATTTTTATCAGAAGAAACAGCGAAGCAAATCATGGTAGGACACCGCGTTGTTTCGCCTCTTATTCACGGCATACGCGACACGACAGGATTCGGAAGTAACAAAGACGAAATGATTGTGGGTATGGAAATTTTTAACACGCAAGTTATTAAGCCATATCAAAGAATTATCGAAGACGTCTTCACACCCATTTTAGGCGACGTTGAAATTCAAATGAATAGTGTGTTCGACGACGGAGTTGCAATCGATTCTAACGCTCCTATTGACGTTATAGACATACCTTCAACAGACGTAACAGAAACACCAACAGGAATAACCGAAAAGGTTTCTGACGTGACATACAACGGAGCGCAAATCGCTTCCGCTCTGGAGATTGTCGCAGCCGTTGGTTTAGGAACGTTAACGCAAGAACAAGCGATTGTGTTCTTAGTTCAATTCTTAGGTCTTGACGTGGACGTTGCAAAGTCAATGTTTCAAACAGGCG